TATAACGGAGATAAAGAATCACGTTCTGAATGGGAAGAGACTTATACTAAAGGACTAGATCAGCTAGGATTAAAAATAGAAGAAAGAACACAACCTTGGTCTGGTGCTTGTGGAGTATTTCACCCAATGCTTTCAGAGGCAGTAATACGTTTTCAGTCACAATCAATAACGGAAATGTTTCCAGCTCAAGGACCCGTAAGAACTAAGATTGTTGGCAAAATTACTGACGATAAAGAAAAACAGGCACAAAGAGTAGAAGATTACTTAAACTATTTACTGACGTATGAAATGTCAGAATATAGAACTGAAACAGAAAAGATGTTGTTTTCTTTGCCTTTAGCTGGTTCAGCTTTCCGAAAAGTTTACTTTGACCCCAGTTTAGATAGACCTAGTTCTATATTCGTTCCAGCAGAAGATGTAGTAGTTAATTATGGTGCTAGCGATTTAGAAACTTGTGAACGTGCTACTCATGTAATGCGTAAATCTTCTAATACAATTAGAAAGATGCAAGTCAATGGTTTCTATAGAGATGTGGAGTTACCTGAAGGTTCGCAGAATATCTCCGATATTACGAAGAAATACAATGATATAACAGGAGAACAAGACACTTATAACTACGATCAAAGCCATACTATCCTAGAAATGCAGGTAGATTTGGACTTAGAAGGGTTTGAAGACACAGATGAACAAGGAGAACAAACAGGTATAGCTATACCATACGTTGTCACTATTGATTGTCCTAGTGGAGTTATACTAAGTATTCGTAGAAATTATTACCAAGATGATGTCAAGAAGATTAGAAGAATGCACTTTGTTCATTATCAATATCTACCAGGATTAGGATTTTATGGGTTTGGTTTAATACATATGGTAGGTGGTTTAGCTAAATCAGCTACGTCTATACTAAGACAACTTGTAGATGCAGGAACATTATCTAATCTTCCTGGTGGTTTAAAAGCAAGAGGCTTGCGTATAAAAGGCGATGATACCCCAATAATGCCTGGAGAGTTTAGAGATGTTGATGTGCCAGGTGGTGCTATTCGAGATAATATAACTTTCTTACCATACAAAGAACCATCAGGAACTCTTTATCAGCTATTACAGAACATAGTAGAAGAAGGTAGGCGTTTTGCTAGCATATCTGACATGAAGATATCTGACATGAATAACCAAGCTCCTGTAGGAACAACACTTGCATTACTTGAACGAAATCAAAAGGTTATGAGTGCAGTACAAGCTAGACTCCATGCTTCTATGAGAAAAGAATTTGATATCTTAGTAGGTATAGTTAAAGACTTTACTGAGCCTGCATATCCTTATGAAATGGATGAGGAAGAATATATTAAAGCTGAAGATTTTGATAATAGAGTTGATATATTGCCTGTATCTGATCCTAATGCAGCAACTATGGCTCAAAGGATAATGCAATATCAAGCTGCTATGCAATTAGCACAATCATCTCCTGAGATGTATAACTTACCAGAATTACATAGACAAATGTTAGAAGTATTGGGTATAGAAGATGTGGATGCTATTGTGCCTGACGCAGATGATATCAAACCTGTTGACCCTATTACTGCTGTTCAAAATTTAATCAATGGTAAACCTGTTAAAGCATTTATAGAGCAAGACCATGAAGCACATATAGCTACTTTACTTTCAACTCAACAAAATCCAGAAATAATGCAAATTGTTGAACAAAGTCCTAAAGCACCTGTAATACTTGCAGCAGCATCAGACTATGTTAATCAACATCTTACAATGAAATTCAGAAAACAAGTTGAAGAAGAAATGGGTATAGAGCTTCCACCTGAAGGTGAACCTTTACCAGCAGACGTTGAAAAACGTATTTCAACACTTGTAGCAGAAGCAGCACAAAGAGTTGCTGGTACATCGCAACAAAGAGCTGAACAAGAAAGGATAGAAGAACAACAGAAAGACCCACTTATTCAAATGAAAGAAAGAGAGGTTGCTGTTAAAGAGGCTGAAGTTCAGCGTAAATCTGCTGAAGGTCAAGGCAGATTACAGCTTGATGCAGTAAAAGCAGCTAGTAGAGATGAACTGGAAAAAGAAAGATTGAAGTCTCAAAATGAATTAGCTGGTATAAAAGTTGGTCAACAAATTGCAAGCGATTTGCAAGAAAATGAACAAGAAAATAAGAAACAAAAAAGAGAAGATTACAAGTTAGGGCTTGACATTGGAATAGATTTAGCTAAAGATATCAATAAGAATGAGTAATGATATCACACAGCTATCACTTTCAGAACATATGAAATTGAAGTTGCGTGGTATGATGAATGAACACGCTGACCATATAGCTTCAGGTGCTTGCAAAGATTATAGTGAGTATCAGAAGATGACTGGCGTTATCGAGGGTTTAGCCCTCGCAGAGCGAGAACTTCTAGATTATGTCGAAAGAGTTCTCACAGAATAGGAACTCGACTCCTTAAAGTCGTGCAATAATATGAGTAAAGCTGAAGTAAAGATACCAGAGCCAGAAAGTGTTGAAACACCCAAGATTGATGTAGATGTTAAAAGTCAACTGCCTGAACCTAAAGGTTGGAAGATTTTAATTGCTATGCCAAAGGCGGATGAGAAAACTGATGGTGGTATTGTTAAAGCTTCCCAAACCATGAAAGACGAAGAAGTAAGTAATATTTGCGGATACGTTATAAAGTTAGGACCTGAGTGTTATAAAGATACCAATAGATTTCCGAGTGGACCTTGGTGTCAATCAGGTGATTGGGTTGTATTTCGTGCTTACTCTGGCACTCGCATGAAAATGTACGGACAAGAGTTTCGCTTAATTAATGACGATACTGTAGAAGCAGTTGTCGATGATCCAACAGGAGTAGTTAGAGCATGAGCGAATCAAGTACAGAAATAATAAATGAAGAACCTGTTATTGATGAATCACAAAAGATGTCGAAAGAAGACAAATTTTTTGGTGTCACAACAGAAATAAATAATGATATTCCTGAAGGGCTGGAAGTCGAAATAGTCGATGACATTCCTGAAGAAGATCGTAGACCAAGGAAAGCAGAAGATTCTTCTCCTGACGTTGACGATGATACCTTAGATAAAGAAATAGCTGATTACAGCGATAGAGCTGGAAAAAGAATAGCTAAAATTAAATACGAGTATCACGAAGAACGTAGAGCAAAAGAAGCTGCAACACGAGAATCTCAAGAAGCAGTACAACGCTTACAAACATTAATGTCTGAAAATCAGCGTTTGCAGGCTATGGTTGCCCAGGGTGGACAAGTCTTAAATAAACAAGCACATAACAATGCTTTGTGGGCAAAACAAAATGCACAAGAAGCATTTAAAAAAGCTTACGAAGAAGGCAATGCTGATGAAATGACTAAGGCTCAAGAGTTATTATCAAAAGCTACATTAGCTGAACAACAATCACCTAATATGGCTGCAAGCCTTCAACAACAAATTGCACAAAATTTACCTGAAGTACAAATACCACAACAGCAACAACTCGATCCTGATATGCAAGAGTGGTCATCTAAAAATCCTTGGTTTATGAGTACAGTGCCTGAACACAAAGAAATGACATCTCATGCTTTTACAATAGATGCAAGATTACGCAATAACAAAATACTGCCTGAAGAAAATCCAAAGGCATATTATGAAGAAGTAGATAAAGCTATGCGTAAAGAATACCCCAGTTTCTTTGGTGTATCTTCTGAAGAGGTAGAAATACTAGAAGAATCACCAAAACGACAACCTTCAACAGTTGTTGCATCCGCAACGAGGGATAGCGGAAACAAAAAACCTTCGCAAATCCGTCTTACTCAGACACAAGTTAAGCTAGCTCGCCAACTTGGAATTAGTCCTGAGCAATACGCAAATCAATTATTAAAGGAGACTTAATATGTCAGAAGAAAATAATAACACTAATGAAGTGGAGACAGTTTCTACTGATACTCCTGAAAACCAAGAGCGTACTCCTAGAGAGACAGAAAGCCGAGAGGCTACTCAGCATACAGAAAGCTGGGAAAATCCTACTAATTTACCTACCCCAACACCTCAAGAAGGCTGGGTCTTTAGGTATATCAGAACAGCCTTATTAGGTCAAACTGATAATCCTAATGTATCTAGACGTTTTCGTGAAGGGTGGATTCCATGTGAACTTCAAGATCATCCTGAACTTCAAATTACCATGATGGACCACGGCTCTGAATGGGCAAAAAAGGGAAATATAGAGATTGGTGGGCAATTATTATGCAAAATGCCAGCAGAAAAGGCAAAGGCTAGAGATGAGCATTTCGGAAGAATGGCACAATCTCAGATGGAATCTGTTGATAATGTGTATTTTAAAGATCAGGATAATAGAATGGCGACCAAACAAGTTTTTGAGCGTAATTCTAAAACAACTTTTGGTAAAGATTCTTAGGAATCTTTAATAATTAATTTAATTTAAGGAGACAATTATGTCAACTAGTGCAACTCCTCACGGAGCTCGACCACTTGGAACAATTGTTGGAAGCCCTTATCAAGGAAAAGTTACTCACTATAAAATTAAAAATGCGTATGGAACTTCTATATTCTATGGCGATTTTGTGAAGTGGGGTGATGACAACCCTAATACTACTGTCCAAAAGGACACAGGTACTACGGCTTGTACACCTATTGGTATTTTTCTTGGTTGTGCTTACACTGATCCAACCACTGGTCAATTCACACCCAATCAATATTTCCCAGCTTCAACTGCTGCGGATGATATTGTTGCGTATGTTGCCACTGATCCTTTTGTAATAATGCAAATGCAATGCGATGGTGCTGCTGACCAAGATGATCTTGGGAAGAATTGTGCTGTTGTTCAAACTGCGGGCAGTACAACAATAGGAACAAGCAAAAATTCGGTTGATATATCTACTGTAGCGACCACTAACACATTACCTGTAAAAATCATCGACTTTGTTGATGGTCCAGATAGTGCAGTTGGTGACACCTACACGGATGTATTGGTTATGTTTAACGTTGGGCATCAACTGCTCACCACAACAGGTATTGGTTAAGGAGTACAATTATGGCAGCTATATCAAGAGCGAATGAGCTACATCAACTCCTTCCAGGACTTAATGCCCTGTTTGGCGAAGAGTATGCTAACTACGAGAACGAGCACGAAGAAATTTATGTAACTGAGAATTCTGAAAGATCATTTGAAGAAGAACTCAAGTTATCAGGTTTCGGAGCTGCTCCTGTAAAAGATGAAGGGTCAACTATCAGTTGGGATACAGCCCAAGAATCTTTTGTAGCTCGTTACACACACGAAACAATAGCTATGGGCTATTCAATCACAGAAGAAGCTATGGAGGATAACCTCTATGTTTCTCTCTCTGGTAGATATACTAAAGCTTTGGCTCGTGCAATGGCTTACACAAAACAAGTTAAAGGAGCGTATCCATTAAATAATGGATTCTCAACTACTTTTTCTTCAGGTGATGGTGTTGCTTTATTTAGCACAGCTCACCCACTTGTAAGTGGTGGAAC